TTAAGGAGACTAATGCTACCTACGGAAATTGTTAGACCGGATTCTACTGTTGCAAATAGAGGGTACACCCCCGAAGCTAGCCCTCATTTGCAGGTGAATGAGGGGTGGCCGCCTAACGACAGTACGTATATCCAAGGTCGTGGAAGTGTCCCGAATTCCTATATAAGGTTCGGTCTTGACGATCCTACTTTCTTGGGTAGCTCCGTAGAGTTTAGAGTTAGGGTAAGAGGTAGAACTACTAATTCAGCATTTTCTGGTGGTATGGATTTCCGCCTTTATGATGGACTAGTTGAGATTCTTGATCTGGGTGGTCTTAGTTTTAACAATGACTACTTTACAGATTACTACACTAGTTGGAAGGTTCTCTCTAAAACTGCAGCAGAATTAACTGATATTAGAATTTGGATTCTTGACTCAAGTGGTGGTATAGGACACTGGCAGAGTGACATTTTTATTTCAGAGATTGAACTTGAAATAAAATATAATCCTCCAGGATACACAACTACGACTACCACTACAGCTCCTCCAACTGATCAACTTACGTGGGACCCTTTATATATGCACCCTACGGGTATGGTCCTACTCAACTCTGATCTTACAGCCAGATGTACTGTTTCTAATGACAGGGCTGTAGGTGCAACTCTTGGTAAGTCTTCTGGCAAGTGGTATTGGGAAATTGAGGTAGTTAATGTCGGAAACTACCGATTTGTTGGTATCGCCCAGACTGGTCATCCTACTGATGAATATGTTGGAAGAGATAGTATAAGTTATGGGTACTATAGTGCAGATGGGCGTGTGTTTTATAATATGGCGGGTACCGCTTACGGGAGCTCATATGGTGATGGAGATATAATTGGTGTTGCCCTTGACATGGACAACGCGAGATTATTCTTCGCTCTAAATGGTGTATGGCAGAACTTAGGCGATCCAGTTGTTGGTACTAACCCAGCAGCTAGTGGTATAGCTGCAGCAACTTGGTATCCAGCTGATTCTCTTAATGGAAATACTCAAGAGCACACAATAGTTGGTTATCTGTCTCGTATGACTTATATTCCTCCGGTTGGTTACTCAGCCATGGCCAGTGAGGATGTAACAACAACTACGACTACGACTACGACTACTACGACCACTACAAGTACTACGACCACTACTGGAACTGGGTCTACAACAACTACAAGTCCCGTCTTCTTCCCATCTACAACTACAGCTCCTCCTTTCGTAGGAGAATGTTGTGATATTACTAGATGTTTTTATCGTGGGTTGCCTTATGAATCTAGACATGATCGAGAACGTGATTGTTGGTACATTCGTACACTAGATTCATATTATATAACTTTCTATGAAAGTCCTTCTTATAATATATCTTATGCTACTAGTAATAACGAAGGATTGACTTGGTCTCCAATATATTACACTGATAAATATCCACAATGTCTAGATGATTATGATAGATATTTATATGATCTCGACTTTTCAGGTAATAGAACAGGTAGAATCAAAGTTGGATGGGAAGGAAGTTTCTGGGAAGACTGGCTTCCGTGGCTAAATAACTATGTGGGTTCTTATCCTCTTTCATACATACAACATCAAAGGGGAGGTTTTGGAGGCTTTACCGGCATTGCAGAGAATACGGGCGGCCCAACTGCTGTGTGGGAAGCTTGGAATAATCTAGGTCGTTATGAATTACAGGGCGGAATCTGGTATCACATGGCCGACCCTTGGGTTCAACAGTTAAGTTGGGATTCGGGTGTTAGTCAATTTGACACTTCTGCTAAAATGTATAAAACTGGTTACGGGAATGTTATTCTTATCTGGATAGGTTCTGGACCTGATCCGGGCTTATATTACAGCAGACAATCGCTTGGTTCATTTAGTACTCCAACAAAAATACCCGGTACTGGTTTAGATACTGCTGGCCACCGAGTTGCTCTAGATGATCTCCTTGGTATGCACATTTTCTGGCTAGATTCAACCGCTAATGTTTTACACGCTTTTCTCCAAGGATCGGGTGGATGGTCATCAACACCTACGGTAGTAGGACCAAATCTTTATCCGGGTGCATCTTTTGCTGCATATTATAGTAAGAAAAATACCGACGATGACCTTCACTTTGGGGTTCTCCAGATTAGATGGGAAGGCAGTAGTGATGGTTATTTCACTAATCAACAGCCCAGTGGTTCCGGACAACCATTTCTGTGGTATTATAAATCAACCTGTATTCCAGTGGGCGGGTGTAATCCTGGAATGGATCCTGCCTATGTAGGTCTTAATGCTTATCAATATGACCATCGAGCTATTACTTATTGTCCTGTGATGTATCAACCACTCTTGGGTCAAAGTCATGAACCAGAATCTGAATTAGTATTCTTTGGTCCTCTGAGAGAAGAGGGCGATTATGTAACTACTACAACCACGACAACGGCAACTACAACTCTACCCCCACTTCCTACGACTACAACGACTACTGCTCCTGGTGAATTTGTAGCTGATTTTGATTACTTTAGTTTCTGGAGTCCATCGTCAACTACAACTACGACGACGACTACAACTACAACCACTGCAGCCCCAACTACTACTTCCTCAACTCCTCCATATGTTCAGTTTGTTGTTGAATTTGATGACTTTGAAGGCACACCATTAACGACTACTACGACCACGACTACGACAACCAGTGTGACTCCGATTCCAACTACGACAACATCAACGACCACAACAACTACTGTAACCACTACTGTAACCACGACTACTGAACCACTAAGAAATTTGGAATATAATAAAGATATAATTGGAACTATCGAAGAAGCTGATGCAGAGTATGATGCTTTAGTCAACACTCGACCTGAATCAAGAGAGGACAGAAAAGCTAAGCTAGAAATCTTTAAGGAGAATTGGTCAAGAGTATTCAACAGTCCTCCTTATCAAATTGATCCAGATGCTGCTGAAACAATTCTAGCTGCAATAAATCCAGACTTAAAGAATGATATTGATAGTTGGTTTGATGCTGGAGAAGATGCCACACTAATAGAGTACCTGTTTACAGACTTGCATCAGTGGATACTTGAACACTTCGGGGCATATCCAAACATTGGTGGAGCTACTGCAGGTATTCCATTCCTAATCAAAGAGGTAATTGATTTCTTTAAACCTTACAGAGCACGACTTGCTTTCTTTGAGTCTGCATTGATATTTGACGATGCTCTATTTGATTCGGTTATACTTGACGATTCATCTTCACTGATCATTTATCAGACGATAGTTGATACTCCTGCTGCTGATAGTATACCATGTTGTGCATATCCAGAGACATCTCCATGTGATTCAACTTCTTCTCTATACTATTCAAGAGATACTTATGACTGTGGTTCATACTATGATACAGGAATTGCAGATGACCTGGATGACTTTCACATTACGGTGCGTCAGGAGATTCTTGATAATTATACTTGCTTGCCTGATGGATCGGCAGTAGTTGATTTCGACTTCGATTCAACAACATCTATAACGTTGAGTACTACCCTTCCGCCTGATATATGTCAGTGGACTGGTCATGAAGAGCAGTGGATAGATGAAGAAGGACAATGGATAGATGATGAGTCTGAATGTGTTCCAATTGAGGTACTCTTATCTCAATGGATTAATAGTGGTCCGCTGTGGGAGACCCAGTGGGTCGACAAACCACTCCAGTGGGTAGACGAGGAATATACGGTTCTTACCTCTCCACCTGTTCCAGATCCAACGCCTCCAGATGAACCATTCTATCTCTATGGTTACATGGCCGGTGGTTGGCAAGATTTTGATGAAGAAGGTATGTTTGATTGTATGGGTGGTAAAGATGTTTGTCAGATATACATACAAGATTCAACTGCAGTAATTGTTACCACCACAACTACGACCACGACCACTACTACAACTGTTACCACTACGCTGCCTCCTGCTCCAACTACCACTACGAGTACTACTACTACTACAACTTCAACAACTACAACTACCTGTCCTGGCATCGGTGATACATTTACTGGACCAGACGGGAGTCCGCCCAACCCAGTACTTTGGAATGTAGGAGCACCTGCTGTTACACTTCAGAGTAATAAACTTAATATACTTAAGGCTGGTGGGTCTTCTAATGCACGAGTCAATCTCATTCCAGATATTGGAAATGGAGACTTTGACATTCAGGCAGATTGGGAAATAATTCAGGATCCCGCCATTGACTTCTGGTATACACATATGTCAGCTTGGGATCAAAATTCATACATGGGCAACTTAGGTACTTTTGTTTTCATGGCTAGGGGTTACTGGGCTGGGAATCATGAGTATCGTACATGGGTATATGATAATGGAGTCTTTGCATGGTACAATCCTATTGTTACTGCCCATACATCTGGTAAGTTTCGTATAACAAGAGTAGGGACTACATGGACAACTTACTATCACGATGGGGTATCTTGGGTCCTGCATTATCAACACACACCACAGGTAACACCATTAGGTCTGATACAACCTGTTGAGTTCCGGATAACGTGGGGAAGTGGTGCATCGGGAACAAAGGAAGTCAGATACGATAATTTCTGCACAGAGGTCAGTTCATATACTACAACGACCACTACAACTACCACGACTACTACAACTACGACAATCACAAGTCCAGCAGAGTTTGTTAGTAGTATAGAAGATTGTTATGGAAGATATATTGATCCTAACTGGACCGACTGTCGAAACGGAACGACTGCAAGCGTCTTTACTAAAACTCTGAACCAACACGATGCCGGGGTGCAGGCATATTTTTCTACTAATTATCTTCTTGGAAGATCAGCTTTTGACTTTGATATAAGTGCATTACCAGCGGGCGCTGTTATCACAGGAGCAAAACTAAAACTATACGCACATAATTTGGCATTTACAACTTCAACGTTAGCTGTGTATGAGGGTACACAAGTAATACCCACAACTGCTAATTTCTGGGGTTCGTATGTTGACGTTCTATTTGGACATTCTGGTCCGTGGGTAATCAATTCATGGAATGAAATCACTTTAGATTCAACTGCACTAGTTTATATTCAAACTAAGATAGGAACAGTCGACCCAGTTAAACTATTCGTTAGAGAGTATGAGCATGATGTTTTAGATGTACCTCCACCTGGGCCACCCCCACCTAACTACGGAGTTGGATTTACGTTCGCTGAAAATAGCACATGGAAACCTACCTTAGAACTTACGTGGACACCACCATAATCAGGAACAAATAAATAGAGTAGTCGCTCGTTACACAAACTCCAATCGTCTTTAAACATTGAGGGTTTAGACGATGCCCTGTAAAAGGAGGTAGTCATGGTGTATAAAGATCGGTTTGTTGCCGTAATCAAATGTGGCGGTAAAGTCCTGAGAGAAAAGGATGATACTGTCACCCTGCCATTTGGTTCAGAGTATTCCCTTCTATTGAAAAACCTTGAATCAAGAATAGCAGTTGTCAAAGTTACCGTTGACGGACAAGATGCCATTGATGGATCTCTTATCCTTCAACCTAACTCTCAGTGCGAACTTGAAGGTTTTTTGAAGGGATATCAAGTCAAGAATAGATTTCGATTTATTCAAAAGACTGAGGAGATAGTTGAACATCGTGGTGACCGTGTAGACGACGGGATTATCAGAGTGGAGTATAGGTTCGAAAAGAAGGTCGAGTATGAAGAGGTTATCAGACATAGGAGAGTTATTACTGAACCTTGGCGACCTTATCAACCTTGGCCATACTGGTATCCCCGTTGCACTGGTTGCTATTGTGACCCCTGTTGTTGCACAAGGTATTACTATGGTGGGACAACCATTAAAACAGATGATGATTCCTCAGTTAACTATACATTTACAAACTCTGATGGTGAAACTAAAGTAGGAACTTTCAATCAATCAAGCAGCGATGTTTCGTTGATGAGTTGCTCCATTGGGAGTGAAGTAAAGACAGCTGGTTTCGTTACTGACCAAGATGTTGTTCAAGAGAACGCTAAACCCGCTGAAGATGAGGGTATTACAGTTCCTGGTTCAGCTTCTGGTCAGTCATTCAACTTTGGTCATCATGGAGAACTTGAAAGTAACACGCACATCATTGTGTTGAAACTCAGGGGAACCAAGGCCAATAAGACTGTGGTTGAAAAACCAGTTACTGTTAAGTCTAGGGTGAACTGCCCCACTTGTGGTACAAAGTCAAAGTCTAGTGCAGACTATTGTGCTAAATGTGGGACCGCCCTGTTCTAATCAACTAGTAGCGAGCGACTACTTAATTTGTATTTATATTAGAACAAATTAAAAACAATCTCGTAAAGAGGATTTAAACATGAGCAAACTAGAGACAATTCACGTTGAGGTAAGAGATGAATATGGAAAACACTGTCTTGGTGATGGTGTGGACGAGAAGGAATCAGTCCTCAGGAAACCTATAGGTAGAGTCGATGTTTTTGAGGAAGTAGATGGAGAACGGAAGAAATTGTACTCCAGTGATAACCTTGTGGTTTACCTTGGGCGTGAATTTGTAGCTGTGAGAGTTTTTAATGTTGATAACGCAAGTATAGTCCCAGTTAAAGAGGATTTTATTGGGTGGCTTGGTCTGGGAGATGGAGGAGTGACCCCAGGCGATCCGCTAGATCCGATTTTGCCAACCAACACTGATACTGACATGGCTAGTGAAGTACCAATAAGTACGACTGATATTAGCTATGGTGACTTCCGAGCTGGTGCCTATTATAAGCATCCGATTGATTCGGTCGTCTATTATCAGGATGATGCAAATGATGATCAATGGTTAATAGCACAAGTTACGACGACAATTGGACCTTTGGATGCCAATGGTGAACTGTTAAGTGAAGCAGGCCTCTATGTTGCCCCAAGTAAGACCGGAGGCGAAGCGGGTCCCTTTAGTTTATTTGCCAGAGTTACATTTCCAACAATTGTGAAAGATGTTACTCGTCAGTTAGTTTTCGTGTGGTTTATCTATTTCTAGAGAAGAGAAAATGGTTGAATGTAAAGTTTGTCAAAGTAAATTGAGAAATACTAAAAGTTTAGCTAAACACATAAGAACTTATCACAATCTAAATAGTAAAAAATACTATGATAGATTTCTAAAAGAGAAAGATGAAGGAGTTTGTTTAAATTATGGAAAGTTTGAGTTTTGTAAAGGGAAAACAAATTTTTGGTGTTTTTCTAAAGGGTACCATGCGTACTGTAGTCAAAAGTGTGTATCAAATTCTGATCAAGTCAGATTAGTAAGGTCAGAGTGTAAACTAGGTGATAAACACTGGTTAAGGAAAGAAGATTCGATTCACCCACTAGAGGGAAAGACCTACGAGGAGGCTTATGGAGTAGAAAAGGCAAGAAAGTTGAAGAAACTACTATCTAGATATTTAACTGAGCACATGCTAAATGGTGGAGCGGCATATAGAAATTCGCTGATTAAAAATCCATCAAAACCACAAGTTCATCTTTATAAGTTAGTTAAGAATCAGTATACTAAGGTTGAACTTAATTACCCTGTTTTAAACTACTCAATTGACATTGCACTACCAGTAGAGAAGATTGCAATTGAGTATGATGGTTCATACTGGCACCAAAATGAAGAGGCCGATAGGAAAAGACAAAATAAAATTGAGTCCTTAGGTTGGAAGTTCCTAAGATATGTTGACTATTTACCATCTAAAGATGAACTAAAAGCAGATTTAAACAAAGTTATAAGGATATAGACTCCAGTAGAGAAAGAAAATATTTTTTCAAAAAACTACACCTTACTGTTAGGAGGTAAAACTAATGCCAAATATCTCTCCTGGAGTTTACACGAAAATCATTGATCTGTCAACGTATGTACAAGCGGTACCTGGAACAATCGGATTTTTTGTTGCGTTGGCAGAGAAGGGCGAGGACAATAAATTCAAATTTATTGGCTCTCGTAGTGAATTGGTTGGCGAATATGGCGAACCAGACATCGAAACCTATGGACAGAGTTATGGTCAGGGTCTATACTGTGCCTACAATTACCTGGGTGAATCTGGGGCAATGTACTTCATTCGACCGATGCCAGATGATGCTACATTTGCAAACATGAGGATTGATGCTGTTTATGCTGCTTCAGATGCAACAGCTTCAGTTGTAATTAGCTACGATGATTCACTCAACTCAAAAACTGAAATCACTTCAAATCTAGAGTCTTCCGGTGACACTTATCCCCTATGTTTTCTCTATCCTATAGGGAGAGGTCAGTGGTACAACAACCTCGCTGTCAGGTTTGTTGAAAATGCGAATCCTTTAACCAATGATGTTTATGTAATGGATGTTTATGAGACTCAATCAGATGGAGATAGTGTTATTGTAGAGTCTTTTGAGATATCATTTAGGCCAGAGGCTAAAGACGACACTGGTAGTTCAATGTTCATCGTCGATGTACTTGATACTTACTCAACCCTCTTAAGGGCAAGTATGGAAAGGGCCAATGGCGAATGGTCTGATGGTTACAATATACTCTCAAGACGCTACGACAAAGATATTGGTACAGTAACCATAGTTGAAACTGCAGCTGCAGCAACCATTACTGATAACAAGCAAGACTTCAGTGATTGGCAAAATCTTGCTGAAGCTGGCAATTCAACTTACATGGTTGTTGCAAAAGATGCCCGAGGTAACGTACTCTATGGATGGCTAGGCGCATCTGGAGGTGCAGAGAACGATACAGTCAATGTATTTGATGCTCGTAACCTCACGGGTGCAACTCAATCTTGGGTTGGTGATACAGCAGTATTTGACGAAGCTTCTCTCATAACTTATGAGATCAGGCAGTCTAATACAAGTGTTGCAACCGCATTTGTCTCAGCAGAACCTGTTCCATTGAAGTATGGTTCAGAGGGTATTTTGATTGATGCAACTGGTCTCCTTGACACTACAGAAGCAACCTTGTTGTTAGCTCAGGCTTATGCTGGTGCCCTAACCAGTTCAGAAGATGGAACTTCTCAGGTCGATGAAGTATTAGATACTGAGAACTTCTATATGAGTGCAGTGTTTGATTCTGGTTATCCAAGTGAAGTCAAGCAGCAAATATCCTCTCTGTGTCAAACGAGACGTGACTGTGTGGGTATTCTTGACAATGGTGACAACAACTCGTTTAATTCTTCTATCACAGAGAGAACAGATGTAAATACATTTAACAACTATTTTGTTGCTCTGTACGAGTCTTATAATAAGGTTTATGATATCTTTACTGGCAGAGATGTATGGTTTTCTCCAGTGTTCCATATGTCTTATCTACTGCCAAGAAATGATGCCGTATCTGAAGTCTGGTATGCCATTGCAGGTTTCAACCGCGCATCAATTGATAATATTAAAGAACTCCGCTTCAACCCGAAGTTGGGTCAGAGAGACCAGATGTACCTCAAACAGCTGAATCCAATTGTGAAGTTCAATCCGGGTTATGTTGTCTGGGGTCAGTTGACAAGTCAGGCAAAAGCAAGTGCTTTACAAGATCTCAATATTGTCAGACTTGTCCTCTACATTAAGAGGGCTCTTGAGGAGTACTGTAGGTACTTCATCTTCGAACAAAATGATCAGTTGACCTGGAGTCAAGTATCAGGTGATATTGTTCTGTTCTTAGATGACATTCAAAGGCGAAGAGGCTTGTACAACTTCAGTATAGAAGTTAGTGCAACTGCATATGAGAGGAAGAGAAAGACCTTCCACGTCAACATTACACTCGAACCAACAAGAGTTGTCGAGAAGATCGAGCTCAACTTCTTCATCGTCTAAACCAAAAAAAATAAGCACAAAAATAACCCTCGGGTATAAACTCGGGGGTTATTTTTTCGTTGTTTGATTCTCATATAGATAGATCTTTCACCTTAAGTAAGATGTAGGTGCTTACAATCTTCTCGATGATCTGTTTGTGTTTGTCGATTTCAGTTCCCCAGATTTCACTGCTGCTATAGTCGGTTTGTACTTGCCAAGGCAATACGTATTTTGCTCCAAAGGTGCCTGCTCCGGTTTTTATAGCATCAGTAATCTCAATTATATTGCACTCCTTCTCTGCTTCTACAGTCATTGAACCTAGTACAAGATAATTGCCTGGCGTAGGGAGCTCAACTTTATTTTTGACAATGACAACTTCTGCCTCCGCCACAGGTTCATAGACTTGATCTGAAACCCCATAGCGTTTGATTACGATCTTGCACAGGACCTTTTTCTGAGGTTCATCTTTAGGAGAAGGTCCACTTGCCTGCAGTTTTGCACTTGTGGGTCCGCAAGCAAAGACTGTTAATCCTAACAATATCAGAAACCAATTTTTCATAACGTCGCTCCTCTTTATAAAAATAACCCTCGGATGAAAACTCGGGGGCTATTTTTTTCGTTGTTGAACTACTTGAAGGGATCGAAAGGATCTCCCAAACCTTCAATGACCATGAGGGCGTCCATATCCAGATCCTCAAGTTCTTGTTCAGTTACGTTTAATCCTTCGATGATATTATTTTTCTTTTCCATGTAATCGTCGGCCGCCATCGACCCTTCCCGAATGATCCTCTCGTAGTAATTCATAAAGTATCATCCTCCTTAGAATGTTATCTTACCGTTGTTTCTGATTATGTTTCTGATCTTGTCCTTGTCCATAGGTTCCAGATTCACAAACCTGACTCCGAATCCATGGCGATTAGTCCAGACTACCTGGGTGTAGACTAGTATTGGCGATTCACCTGGCAGATCAATGCACAAGTTAGTGTAAACACCAACTGGCAGCATAACGGTTGTATTGGAGATGAACGCACCGCCAGTGCTAATGTTCTTAGTCCTGCCTTGTCTGAACTCTCCTCCCATATTAGTGAAT